AAGGGTGGTTGCCACGAATCCCTAGAAGCTGCTGAACGTCACCGTCGCGCCCTTTATGCTAATGCAGCATCTGAGTGTTTCGCTAGCCTGATCCCTGTGGTGCAGTTTGCAGAGAAGGCCGGCGAAGCGAATGCTGTATGGATTGAGGCTGTACCGCTTGACGAGTGGGAACACCCGTTGTTTGGGGATATCAACTTTACTCGGGATCGAGCTGATCGTATGATCGACAATTTTGATCGGAATATCAGGGGTCACGATATTGCACTCGATTTTGAACACGGGTTTGATCCGTCAAAGGGTACAAGAGCCTCGGGTTGGCTCAAAGAGATGAAAATTGATAAAGCATCAAACACTGAAATGCGAGAAGAGTCGTTGTGGTGGCTTGTTGAGTTTACTGACGAAGCCAAGGAGGAGATTGAAGAAGGCGCTTGGCGCTACTTTTCTCCTGAGTGGATAGATTTGTGGCAGCATCCTCATACGGAAGTGTTTTACATGGACGTTGCTACAGGCGGTGGACTTACCAACAAGCCCCATATCAAGGGAATGCTACCTATCAACTTTACGGAGGTGATTGCAGAAGTAGCAGACGTAGAGCATTCAGACCCCGGAACAGGAGTACCCCCAATACCACGAGAAACTACAACTGAGAAAGATGCGCAAGAGGGTTGGCGGGTTGATACACCGCCAATCGTAACCGAATTGGAGGATAACATGGAGGAGTTTCTCAAGAAGTTCTGTGAGCTTCTTGGCCTCCCCGATGATGCGGATATGGAGGTAGTGCTAGCAGAAGTAGCAAAGCTGCATACCGAAATTACGCCTCTTCGTGAAGCCGCGGTTAGTGCAGATAAGGAAAAGACATTCAGGGAGCAGTATCCCGAGGAGTACGAGAGGATGCAGCGTCTTGAAGTCGCTAACCGCGAAAGTGAGGCTAAGAGGTTCGCTGAGCAGTTTGAGCGTTTCACTGAGGAAAAGGATGGTGCTACTGTTAAGTCCGACAAGGGCTTTTCGGCGCTTGTTCTTGCCAAGGTCGAGGATTTCCATAAGAAGTTCTCTGAGCGGAATGCTCAGGCAGGCGATCTTAAGGAGATTCTGGATGCAATTGCGGCTGGAGGTATTGTAGAGTTCAACGAGCATGGTTCCAGCCGTGAGTCGGGGGCTACCGAAAGCACCGAAACCGATCCTAAGCGTATCTTCGCTGAGAAGGTGAAGGAGCTTATGACGGAAGATAACCTCGCTTACGCAGATGCAGCGCGTGAGGCTGTTAAGAGGTTCCCCGATGAGTACAGACAGTATCGTGAAGCTATCACTCAGAACAAGGTGGTGGCGTAAATGACAGCATGGGGTAATTTCATTGTTGATAAGGGGTTTGACGCTGCGGCTGCAATTACCAAATTCCGCGCCGTCAAGCTCGTTGCAACAAATGGTTTGGAATCAGTGACTCCAGTAACGGCAGCTACCGACAATGTTGTGGGTGTTGCACAGTTTGGAGTTACTGCGCCTGAGATTCTTAAGGGTAAGGGTGCAAGTGTTCGGCTTATGGGTATCACAGAGATGGAAACGGCAGAGGCAATTACTCGCGGTAGGCGAGTTAGTATTACTGCCAACGGCCGCGTCCAGATGGCATCTACAGGAGTCGTCGGAGATACGCTAATTGGCCTCGCTATGGATGGTTGCGATGGTGCTGGCGATCGTATTCCGGTGTTCCTGAATCTGCCAGGAGTGGATAAGATTACTGCGGCGTTCTCGTAGGGGGTGACTGACTAATGTACGATCCTGGTACTCTCTACGAAGATCCCATCCTTACCAACTTCTCGGTTGGTTATCAGAGTCAGGTTCTCGTAGGGGAAAGATTGCTTCCGGTTACTCCTGTTAATACACAAAGTGGTCGTTATCGCGTGTACGATAGGAGTGCTTGGTTGCTTTACAAGAGCCGTCGTGAACCTGGCACAGTAGCGAATGAGATTTCAGGTGGTAAGTGGAGTGAAGATACCTTTATGACAGAGGAGCATTCGCTTCAGTCTCCTGTTTTTGACGAGGAGCGTCAGCAGCTTACTTCCCAGGGTGGACTCGCCAATCCAACGTTCGGAGGCGACCTCCAGCTTGATCCTGAAATGGATGCTACTGCGATGGTTACGGAAGCTCTGTTGCTTGAGCATGAGAAGAAGGTTGCTGATCTAGTACGTGATGCTGCTTCTTACGATCCGGGCAACGTTCATGGTGCGCTCGGTGCTACAGAGAAATGGGATTACCAAGACCCTGCGACTTATACTGGTGATCCCGTTGCGGTTATCCGTACTGGAATGCGCGTGATCTATGGTGCTACGGGTCGTTGGCCCAACACACTATTGATTCCGCGTATTGGGGCAACGTACATTGAAACGCATCCGAAGATTACGGATCGTTTCGTGAACTTTGCGCTTGTTATGCCTGACGCTTTTCGTCAGCTCACGGGTTTTGAGGGGACAATTCTCCTTGCTGAAAGCTCGTACAACTCAGCAGACAACATTGATTCTCCAGAGAGCATTACTTCGTTCTGGGAGAAAGATGTTTGGCTTGGTATTGTTGATCCAAACCCGGCACTTCGCACCAAGACGTTCGGTAAGACCTTCGCTCAGCTTTATCCAAACGGGCAGACTCGTCCGGTTGATCGTTGGCGCGAGGAACCTCGTAAGGCTGATATCGTGCGTGCTTCATACAAGTACGATATGAAGATCATTTCGGACGTTGCAGGTTATCTGATTGCAGATGCATTTGCAGCAGCGGCCTGGTAAAGTAAGATGGCTAGCCTAGCTTCACTCGATGATATCAATGTTCACCTTCCGAGCGACAAGCTTGGATTGGCGGACGGCGATGATACTGAGATGCAGCTAGATGCTGAGAGAATCATCAAAGGGTATCTTTCAACTGTATACTCAGCAGCGACACTTGCGGAATGGGCCGATCCCGCTACTACTCCTGGACTCATACGGGCTATTGCGGGTCGGCTCATTGCCGCATTCTACTACGCGCTACGATTTAGTGAAGATAGCGTTGAGCGACCTGAGTATGCACAATTCAAGTATGATGAAGCAATGAGTATGTTGAAGCAAATTGTAGCAGGTACACTACTGCTTCCAGAAGTAACAGAAACTCCAACTACGGGACTTTCGTTCACGTCGGCCGATTTTTGGCCTAACGACGATGATCCTGTATTTACAATGAGCAAGGAATTCGCGTAATGCCAACTAAGACTCCTGGCTTTGTTAGGATGGGAGGACAGGCGGCGACTATTTGGTTCGATTGGTCGCCTGAACCTCTAATTGTGGCTCAGGAGTTGAAGCAGTTTGCTGCTTTCTACGAAGATATGCAGCCACCGTTGTTTGCATCACGCGAGGTTGCTCAAGTTGATTTTTACGATCACTTTGTTCATGAAGTGAGTCCCGAAGGGAAACCCTGGCAGGAATGGGCTGACTCTTATGAGGACTATGCAAACCAACATAATGTAGGTATTCTTTGGCAAACAGGAGCGTTGGTTGAAGCAGCAACAGCCAAAGAAAGCTTTATTGTTGGAGTAGATGATCTTACTTACACAGCAAAGCTGCCTCATTATGGTATTGCGCACCACGATGGGATTCCTGATCTGCTTCCGTCAAGACCGTTTATTGGTCTAAGTGCAGAAGCTCAGTTCGAGATTCTGGAAATATGGGAAGCGTGGTTTGCTGCTGGTGCAACAGCGTTTGTGCTAGGGCAACCATTTCCTGTTATGGGTAGATTGCGTACAGGACAGCCTATTGCACGAACACCACGCGGCCCACGTTTTGCTACATTTTCGTTGAGGCATTAGTGAGTGGCTCATTACACGGATATTGAGCAGGTTCTTGACTACGTACACGATATGCTTTACGACGCTAGAGTCGCCTTGGGTCTTGGGTATGTCGCCTATGGAACTGAAGAACTGTTGCCTCAATATCCCGCTGCTGTTGTTACACCTGGGCCACAACAACGTAGTATACATGCCACTCGACAGTTCCGAAATGATTTTGCATTAGAAATTTGGTGCTTACATGCGAATCTGTCAGTTAGTCGGCGTGAAAGAACCAAAGAGGATCTCGAGCTGGTAACAGCTATCAAAAATGAACTTCATGGAGATAAGACGCTTGGGCAAAATATCGTATTTGGGCACGTTTTGACCCAGACGCCTGGAGTTGTCTACGTGAAAGAGAATAGTAACCCTGTTGTTGTAACTCGTATTTTGTGGCAAGGTTTTGGATTGGAGAAGTTCGAGAATGTATAAAGTCACATTCAGGCATCCAGCTTTTCCGTATGGTAAGCAGTTTGGACTTACCGGAATAGGTGCTGTCGAGAATGGCAAGTCTATTCTCATAGACGAGGATGCGGCACGTAGATTCAAAGCAATGTTTGGTAAGACCCTCGATGAGTTCTTCGAGGGGCATGGTCATGTTCAAGTCGAGATACAGAAGGGTGGTGGTCACTAGTGCCTGCGGGACTAGGTGGTGCTGGTTGGCTCGCAATTGTATTTGAAACCGTAATGGGAACTTATCTCGATCCCACAACTGTTGGAACGGTTTGGGTTCCCATTCTGGACGAGTCACTGACGTATAATGAGGACAAGTATTACTCGCCTCAGATTCGTCAGAGTAGCATCGTAATGGAGCAGAAGCAGAGCTACTATCATGTAGCAGGGGATGTAAGGCTTGAGGTTGATCCAACTTTCCTTCCGTACTTCCTTTACTGCTCACGTCATACGCCTGATAAGGCAGGCGACGGTACGCCTTATGTATATAATTTCACACCTTCGGATGATGCAGCGGCGCAAATTGTTGCTGGATCATCGGGACAGAAAACAGCAAGCATTACGATCGTTCGTAATGACGTTGGCTTCGGCTACGCAGGCTGTGTGCTTGGAGGATATACGTTTGCTGTAGAAGATGGCATTCTGATCTGCACGATGAATGTGCTTGGTTTGAGCGAGGAGACACCGGCAGATCTAGGTTCTCCTGCGTGGGTTGCTCCAAACATTCTTGGTGCAGACAGCCATTCGATTTACACAGATACAGCAGGTGTTGCACCTGCGTTTGCAGGAGCTGTCGAGACTAACTTCAATGGCTTTGAATTTGCAGTTGATTTTAATGCAGAAGCTCAGAACCGCATTCGAGCAGATCGTGAAGCATCGTATATTAGCTATGGTGAGACTGTTCCTACTCTCACTACGGAGCTTGATTTTGAGAGTAAGACTGAATACGATAACTTCAAAAATAGTGCTAAGAAGGCCGTCCGTTTCCAGAGCATTGGTGATGGTCTTGCTTGGGGAGCAACTCAGGACGCGATTCGTATTGATATGTTCAATATGAGCTATGACGAGTACAGTGTTAATCTCGGTGGTATGAGTGATCTTGTTATGGCAGGTGTTACAATGCGCGCTCTTGGTATTGCAGCAGGCGTACCCTACCGGATCACAGTCAAGAATACCACTGATATTGCTGGCGCTTCGTAGCTGAGACAGAATGGAGAAATAGATAATGGGTGTATTTCGGGTAGAAGTGCAGGCTGTGGGCGCTCATGGCTGCGAGCGACATTTGAAGGATAGTGAGGTCGTTATCGGTTGTGAGCGCCACAACTGCGTTGATTGTATTACACGGGAGTATATTCGCCGCTTAAAGCGAGCGAATTCTAGTATTGATATTGCACTTCTAACACACTGGCCTGGAACTGAACAAGAAGTGAACGACAACCTCCTTACGGGTGTAAGGATGGGGAATTTCTAAAAAGAGAAAAGGAGCGATAAATGCCTAAGGCAACAATTTCACTTGAGGGACAGAGGTACGAGCTACAATCACTAAAAGGTGCTTACGTACTCTTGCGTCCTCTTCCATATGGTAAGATTTTGGAGCGTCGTGATGGTGCTTCGAGAATGGTGATGGAGCAGACTCGGGGCCAGCGTGCTGATTCTCGTATGATCGTAGAGATGGCTCAGGAGTGGAGTCGGTGGTACGAGTTTAAGGAGTGTATTGTAGAGCACAACCTTGAGGATGATGGTGGTGAGCTACTCAATTTTCAGGTTAAGGCTAATATTTATCGCCTCGATCCCAAAGTGGGACAGGAGATTGAACGCCTTATCGACGAAATGAATATGGATATTGAAGAGGCTGAGGATCTCAAAAATTTTATTGGGTCGTCTACTGCATCTTCACAGGACGAGAAAAAGAGCTTGAAAGAAGTGACCCCCGCGACGTAATAGATGCACGGCGTTGGATCAAGATAACTCTCCTGTGTGAAGCATTTAAGGTAATGCCCACACCGGGGGGATTGTTCGATCAACACCCACAACACTTAGAGAAGATGGTGAAGGTTCTTGAAGCGCGTAATGAAGCTGATGAAATTGAGCGCAAGAGAAGTGAAGCCAAATCCAAAGCCCGTTCGCGGGCATGATCTGTATCTACTATTGAGGTATCTCAATGGCATTTAGAGGCTACGAGATGTTCTTGATCCTTCGTGGTCAGAACTATGCCTCGGGGGCTATTCGCTCAGTTGCGGGTGATATGCAGCGTCTTGGAGCTGCATCGGCCGCATCGGGAAAGCAGCTAACAGCATCAAGCATGATGATGCAACGTGCTTGGATGCGTGTTGGGATTGGTTCCTCAATTTTGCGCGATACAGGTCGTCAAGCTCGTATGCTCGGTATTATGGCTGGCGCGGGTGTTGCTGTAGCAGCGAAGGCAGCAGCAGATTTTGAATCTGATGTTACGCGCGTAGCAACGCAGACTGGTGCTGTTAATACAGGAATGGTCGAGGTTGCGAAGAATGCACGTATCTTGGGACCGGAGCTTCTTAAGATTGGTAAGGTTAGTACATCTTCGCTAGAAGAAATCAACGAAGCAGGCTATGATCTGTTCTCGACTTTCACAAGACTCTCAGATGAAGGACCGAAAGGACTGGTTGAGGGTACGAAGATTCTGGGGTTGTTGAACAAAGCTGCAATTGGTGGCGCAACAAACATGGAAGATGTAACCAATGGTGTTGTTGCTGTTGTGTCTGCGTGGGAGACAGCACGTAAGAAGGGACACCGAATTCTTCCAACGTTTGAAGGTGTGAACAAAGTCTTGACCCGCATGTTTGCAGCAGTACGCTTTGGTCGAATGTCGTTTGCTGAGTTTGCTGCTGTACTTGGAACTACTGCACCAGCAGCAAGAGCGGCAGGTCAGTCATTCGATACAATGGCAGGTACGGTAGCGTTCCTGTCTAGACCGCTTGGTATCAACAAAGCAGCTATTGGCTTTGCGCGGTTGTCTGAGATTTTCTCGCGTCGTAAGTTTCTCGAAGGTCTTGACGAAGCAGGTGTAAGTATTACTGATGCGCAGGGTAACTTTGTACGATTCGATGAGATTATTCAAAGAATCGTAAAACGGTTCCCCGAGCTGATCAAGAGCGACAAGGCACTTGCACAATTCTTCAAGACATTGAGCGGAACTGAGGGTACGATTCAGGCTAGACGTGCGTTTGTATTCCTAGCGAAAAATATGGCAGTATACCGAGATATTCTTCGTCGTACTATTGGAGACAATACCGAGTTTTCACGTTCGTTCAATGCTATGAGTCAAACGAGCGGAGTGCGGTGGAAGAAGTTTGTTAATCGTTTCAAGGTTAGTGCTTTAGAAATTGGTAAAGCAGCGATCCCTGAAATTGAGAAGATTAGCAAACCATTACAGGATCTAGGAGATCGGTTCAGTAATCTCGATAAACAAGCTAGAGGATCAATTGCACGTTGGGCCGTACTTGGATCAGTATTCGCTGTTGTTGGCGGTACGCTAGGCGCTC